GCGAAAGCGATCGGTTTCAATGCTGATACAGCCGCGGTGTCGTCCAATAAATTCATGACGTCGCTGCGCGATTTTGGTCTGATGGCCAGCATGGCGCGGGATAAAATCGGCTCCAATCTTGCCAATGGGCTGGCGGGATCGCTCGACAATTTTCGCCGGCAGATACTCGATAATTTTCCCAAAATTGAGGACACCATCACCAAAGTTGTCAAAGGAGTTCTGTGGTTTGCCGGTGTGTTCGGTCAGATGGCTTACCGGGCTGTGCAGGCTGTTGGCGACCTGATGGACTGGTGGAAAGGTCTCAGCGATGAGAGCAAGAAGCTGATCGGCTTTCTGGGCTTGCTGGCGGTCGCTATTCGAGTGTTAAACAGCGCGTTCTGGGCATCGCCTATCGGCATTATTACCGGGCTGGCTATCGCTATCGCGCTACTGTATGACGACTATAAGACCTGGAAAGAAGGTGGTAAAAGTTTAATCGATTGGGCGAAGTGGCAACCGGATATCGAACAGGCGAAAAACGCGATTATCTGGATTCGAGACCATTTGATTGAGCTGAAAAACCATGTCGGTGGCTGGCAGCATGTTCTTGAAGGGGTGGCCGTTTATATTGGTGGAAAGTGGGCGCTAGGCATATTGGCGGCTGTTGCCCGGGTAACGAGAGGGTTTGGCCCGCTGCTGGCCGTTATGGCCCTTGTGGATGCATGGAAGAAAGTCGGCGATCTGCAGGATGAGGCCAAGGCCAAAAACACTACGCCGGGTGATCTCTTGATTCAGCGTAAGCAAGAGAAAGATAAAGAAGGCGCGAAATTTACTGACGGGCTGATTACCGATATTGAAAATTGGTTCCATAAGTCGATAAATCAGCAGATCACCATCCCTAAAGGTCTGCCCGGTGGAGCATTGACGCCCGAGCAACAGGCTGTTACCGATTCCATGAAAGAATCGGCGCTCGATACTAAAAAAGCGGCGGAGCAGCATGCCCAGTCCGCGAAAAAGATTAGGGAAACCAATCTTCCGCAAGTCGTTGCCAACCAATTCTCTGACACCGTTAAAAAGCTGAATGACTCGACGTTTGCGCAAAATGTGGCTAACGCGCTTCTTTCTGCGCTACAGGTTATCAACCCTTTAGCCGGTAATGTTCAGCCGGGACCTGGTTTGATGGGCAATGGCACTGGCGTACCACGGCCTACTGCTGCCGGTTCGGCACTGCTGGGGTGGATGCAACCGGTCCTATCTCAACTCGAAACGCTCTATCATCTGCCCACTGGATTGCTGCGCGCTGATGCTATCGCTGAGTCAAACGGTGATCCGAACGCCGTTTCTCCGGCCGGCGCTGAGGGGTTATTTCAACTGATGCCGGATACGGCGCGCAAACTCGGGTTGCGGTCCGGTGACGCCTTCGACCCGATGAAGTCTGCCCAGGCGGCGGCGCAACTGTTGAGTAAACTTATCAAGCAGTACGGCAATCTTCCTGATGCCTTGAGAGCTTATAACTGGGGCCCGGGGAATATCCAAAAATACGGCATGGCCCTGATGCCGCAGGAAACTCGCGATTACGCTCCCCGGGTTATGAGCAATATGCCGGGCGGCGGCATCCAGCAGGAAACCAATATTACCATCAATGGTGTTTCTGACCCGATGGCGGCGGCCCGGGTGGTCGAACAGCGGCAACTGAGTATCAATTCTCGGTTAGCACAACAATCCGCAGGGAATAATTAATGGATATCCTCTCAGCCATATTCAGCCAGCAATCCCGAAGGATCGGAACGCTGGTGCCAAGTGTGGTGATATCGGAAAAACATAGCGACGCCCTGGAGATCACAGAACACCCGGTGGAAATTAGCGCACCGGTAAGCGACCACGCGTTTAAACGTCCGTCCGATGTCGTCATGGAACTGGGGTTTGCCGGTGGTGGTTCGCTACTGAATTTTGTTAATACATCATCAATTGGGCTTTCTCTAGGCCTCAGCCCTCAACAGACCTATCAGCAAATACTTGACCTTCAAGTATCGCGCGTACCGTTCGACGTTATCACCGGGAAGCGGACCTACAACAACATGTTGATCCGTGCCATAGAAGTGACGACAGAAAAAAACAGCGAAAACGTTCTGATGTGCGTTTTGACGCTGCATGAGGTTCTTATCACGCAGACTGAAACGGTAACCGTTGCTGATAAAAGCAACATGACGCAAAGTGTTAGTACGTCTGCCGTGCAGAACACCGGAACAAAGGCACCTACACCCGTTAACCAATCACTTTTATCTTCATTGTCTCAGTCGTTCGGAGGATTATTTTGAATATTCAGGAAATTCCTCTCACGGCGGATAACCAGCAATTCAATATCACTCTGGGTAATTTTACCGGACAGGTAAAGCTCATTTGGCGTGGCCCTGCTGGTTGGATAATAGATTTGATGGATAGCGGTGGCAACCCGCTACTATCAGGCGCGCCATTAGTCTCTGGAGTGAATCTTCTGGCTCAATATCCGCAATTGGGCATAGATGGTGCGCTGGTGGTGATCAGTGACGATGAAACTCAGGAATACCCGTCGAGCACAAATCTTGGCACCGACAGCCATTTATATTTTGCACAAAATTCTTAGGTAAAATATGAGCGTGAACTGGTTACGTCATTTTGAGTTGATTCTCACGGACGATAAAGGGCAGGGTATTTCTCTTTCTGATTTCAAAGTTACCTTTAGTATCGATTGGTACAACATCAAATGGCCCCGCGCTGCCGTGGTTAGAATTTATAATCTCGGGCAGGCGACCAGCAATCGCATACTCGGGAAAGAATTTACAAAAATAAAATTGATCGCCGGTTATAACGGCATGCCGCAGGTGGTAACCAGCAGCCAGTTAAATCACCCGCAAGAAATAGACCCGTCACAAGTTGGCCAGACTGCCGGGCAGAATTGGGGGGAAATTTACAGCGGCGAAATTCGTTTTACGCTCACCGGTCGGGAAAACCCCACTGATACTTACGTAATGATCCAGGCGGTCGATGGCAATAATGCATGGAACAATGCCACGATCAATCAGACGGTGGCGGCTGGCTATACAGTGCAGGACCTGCACAGGCAGGCACTACAAAACCTTGCGCCATTTGGGATAACTCAGGGCATCACTCCCGCCATGCCGCCGACTGTCTTTCCTCGTGGGCGAACGATGTACGGCAGTACCCGCGACATCCTGCACAATATCAGCAAGCAGTGCGATGCCACCTGGCAGTTTGTCGGGGGTAAAGTTGATATGGTTCCTGACGATAAGTATGTTCATGAGGCGATCGTCTTAAATAGCCAAACTGGATTGATCGGGATGCCACAGCAGACGATGGGCGCAGGCGTGAATGTACGGTGTCTGATTAACCCCAATATCCGGTTAAACGGGTTAATCCAGTTGGACCAGGCTTCAGTTTACCGGACGGCATTATCGACTTCTGATATTCAGCAGGCTGGCGGACGAATTACCGAAACGAACGAAAACGGTAACCTGACTGTTACTGGGATCGCAAGCAGCGCACCACCGGCCAGCATTGCGACCGATGGTGTTTACATTGTACGGGGTATGAGCTATACCGGCGATACTCGGGGCCAGGCGTGGTATATGGAATTGATGTGCGCGGCACGGGGATCGGCGGATTTGGCAACGAGCACTGCTTTGCAAAGAGGATTTTAACGATGAAAAATTGGGTTCTTTTTCTATTAGCACTTCTATCCTTAGGCGCTAATGCTGCAAACATCACGATGCAATGTGGAAATTTCAGGATGGAAGCAATACCCAATTCTTTATTCAAAATCAATGGCGAATATGTGACCTCGCAGAAAATACAAATGCTTGGCAAAGAACAAACAGGTATGAAAGTCGAAATGTCTCTCATGCCCGCTAGTGATGGTTATATGTATGGTTTTGAGTACATTCACAATCCAGGTAGTAATGAACGATGGTTAAATGTTGAGCTTGTCCAGCCCAATATGGACGCCCCGAGGATTATCGGGACGTTTGATTGTAGGAAAATAGAAGACTAGCCCATCCAGGTGGCTTTTGTCATGTAAGATGCCGTTGCTCAGGTTATGGTGTATTTTTGCAGTCATTTATTATAACCAACTCAAGGGGTAGCTGTTAATGGAAGCGCTTTATCCAATCTTGATTGTCCTTGGTATAGGAGCACTAATAGGCTCGTATATTACATATCGGTATTTAAAAAAGATTCATACTCGCGTCGTCGAATACCTTGAACTTAGGAATCAAAAATCTCTTGCGGCTGAGATAGAAGAAAAAGAAAAAACCATTGAAAAATATAGAAACCGCGATATTTCCCGTGAGATAGAACACGGAAATCTAAAAATCGAACTCAGGCAGATTATTGAATCTAATAGGGCCAGAAGCAAAGAGATACTTGGTAAAGCTGTTGATTTTGCATTTGACTTTGAACACATCTTTCGTGAGCAGCATCATTCTGCGCAGGGAGAAATACAGAATGTCATCGATGATACCTACCGTTATAAACGAAAAACACTATTAGCATCTGTAACTTTAAAAAACTTTGAGAAAAAACTAGAAGATATCAAAAGGGAAAAAGCGATTTATCAAACGCTAATTGCGAAATATGATTTCTTTGAGCTTCGCGATCATTCCGACTGGGAAACCGTAGAAAAAGAGTTTCGTGATAAAGTATTGGCACTTCAAGCGGCTCAGGATGAACGTGATGCTCAAAACGAGATAAAACGGCAAATGCGTGAGGAGCGTCAAAGAGCTGAAGAGCTCGAAAGGCAGCAGCAAGAGGCGGAAGCGAAAGAGCAAGAACTAGAAGCGCGCCGCAAAGCTGTCGAGGAAGCTCTTCTGGCGGCGGATGAAGAACACCGAGCAGAACTTGAAGAAACTCGCAGGAAGTTAGAACAAGAAATAGAAGATACCCACAAGCAATATGAGCGAGCAAAATCAATGGCTCAGATGACTAAGCAGGGACATGTTTATGTCATTTCCAATATCGGGTCTTTTGGTGAGAACGTCTACAAAATCGGCATGACTCGCCGCCTGGAGCCGCTCGATCGCGTTAGTGAACTAAGTGGTGCGGGTGTGCCGTTTGAGTTTGATGTACACGCCATGATCAACTGTGATGATGCTCCGGCGCTTGAGTATGCGCTGCATAACAATCTTAGTAGTGATCGCATGAATAAGGTCAATCTTCGCAAAGAATTCTTCAAAACTGATCTTAGCAAAATCATTCAATGTGTTGAAAAACACCATGGTAAGGTTGAATACGTCGCTAATCCTGCGGCTCTACAATATTACCGTTCGTTGGAAATTAATGAAGAAATGCAGAGAAGTGAGGAGCTTTCTGTGGCTTCTTAAAGGATTGCCATTTCTGTTATGAAATCCAACCTATCCTATGTTTAACACCTTGTAGAACCCGCTTCGAGCGGGTTTTTTTATGGAGTTTTTATGCCCATATCAACGCCCGCGCAGAGCGGGGATCTCTCGCAAACCCTCGACGCAACGCAGGCCATTATCTCGTCACAGCTCCGTGTAGCGATGCCGGGGATTATTCAGTCTTTCGATCCGGGCAACGAAAATCGGCCACCAACATGTGTTGTTCAGCCCGCAATAAAAGGGCAGCTCGGCGGCAAATCAGTCAGCCTGATGCCACTGGTGGATGTGCCAGTAATTTTCCCTCGTGGTGGTGGTGTCACGCTGACGTTCCCGATTAAGGCTGGCGATGAATGCCTGCTGATATTTGCTGACCGTTGTATCGATTTCTGGTGGCAGTCCGGCAGCGTGCAAGAGCCGGTAGACCCGCGCCAGCATGATTTATCCGACGCGTTCGCGATTGTTGGTCCTCAATCGGGAGCAACAAAAATCAGTAATATCAGCATGACTGCCGCGCAATTTCGCAGTGATGACGGTCTAGCATATCTGGAAATCAACCCTACCACTCACGCCATGAATATTGTGGCGCCAGGCGGTCTAAACGTCACCACGCCGACCGCGACATTCTCCGCAGCGGTTACCGTTAATGGCCTATTTACGTTCTTGGGCGGCATGGTTGGGAGTGCCGTCTCTGGCGTGGCCACCAAGATCACCGGCGCGATTAATTTCCTCGGATCCCTTACTTCGAACGGCAAGGATATCAGTAATGCACATACACATAGTGGCGTTGAACATGGTGAAGACAGTACGGGTGGGGTGAATTGATGCGATACAGACGCGAAGACGCCAACGGCGATTACACGTTCGGCCAGGGCGACAATACCTTTCTGGTTAATTCGCCGGACTGTGTGGCGCAGGCCGTTTTTACCCGGTTTCAGCTCTGGCAGGGGCAATGGTTCCTCGATACAACCGAGGGAACGCCTTATCTGCAATCCATCCTCGGCAAACAGCCGGCGGACGTGTACAGCCTGGCGGTGCGTGACCGCATCAGCGGAACCCAGGGCGTTAATTCAATTCAGTCCTTTGACTCAAACAACAACGGCACAACACGCCGCGTCTCCTTTACCGCAACCATCGATACCATCTACGGCACAACGGTAGTCACAAGCGGGGCATAATGGCACTCAATCTCGACTCTTTAGGGCTGGCGGCCACCGTCTCAGCCACAGGCATTTCTGCGCCCGATTATCAAACAATCCTGACGACGCTCACCGGTTATTTTCAGCAGATTTACGGCAGCGATGCCTATTTGGAACCTGATAGCAAGGATGGCCAAATGATCGCCCTGGTGGCACTGGCTATCAATGACGCCAACAATATGGCTATCGCAGTTTATAACGCATTCTCGCCGGCGACAGCTCAAGGGAACGGGCTGGCCAGAGTGGTGAAAATCAACGGCATTATTCAGCAGACAGCCACCAATTCGACGGTAGATGTGCAACTCGACGGCGCAGCCGGCACGACCATCACCAACGGTTCGGTAAAGGACAATAACGGGATCATTTGGGACTTGCCGCCCAGCGTCATCATTGATGTGTCAGGCGTGTCCATTGAAACGGCCACCTGTGAAACCACCGGCGCCGTAGCTGCGCTGCCCGGCACGGTGACGCAAATTAATACCCCGACTCTCGGATGGACATCCGTGACTAATCCCTCAGCGGCCGCCATCGGCTCAGCAGCGGAAACCGATGCGGCATTACGCGCCCGGCAGACTATCAGCACAGCGTTAGCCTCTGTCACGCCTATGGACTCCATCGACGGCGCCATAGCAGCGATTGCAGGCGTCTCCCGCTACGTGCTATTTGAGAATGATACCGGTGTGGTGGATGCCAACGGCCTGCCGGCGCATTCGATTTCAGCGGTCATCGATGGCGGCGATGTCAATGAAATTGCCCAGACGCTATACAGCAGAAAGGGGCAGGGCGTCAGCACGTATGGGACGACCAGTATCACGATTGCCGATGTCTACAATAATCCGCATGTTATCCAGTTCTCGCGCCCTGTGGATGTGCCAATTTATATCGCTATTACCATGACGGCATTTATCGGTTACACGACAGCTATCGGGAACCAGATTAAAGCGGCCATTGCAGATTATATCAACTCATTATCTATTGGCGCTGATGTGTTGCTGAGCCGTGTTTATTCTCCCGCCAATTTAGGGGTAATGAGCGGAGGGAACAGCCAATATTATGACATTATGGATTTGCAAATCGGCAAGGTATCTACTGCCCTGGCTGCTGCAAATATTAATATCGCGTGGAATGAATCACCGACCTGTGATGCCAGTAATATTATCTTGACGGTGTCATCATGAGTAAATACACCGATTTAATCACCAATTACCACGCTGGTAAGCCAAATTTTGTCTCTCATATCGATTTATCAACGAGGCCATTGACGGACGTTTCTGATGCTACGGCTTCATTGATTACTGCCTTTGACATCGATACTGCCGTAGGCAATCAGCTTGATATTTTGGGTAAATGGATAGGCCGAACGCGGGTTGTCGGCACACCGATATCCGGTATTTATTTTTCCTTTGATACTACTGGTATTGGATTTGATGAGGGCGTTTGGCAAGGACCGTTTGATCCTGACGAAGGATTTACTAATCTCAGCGATGATGTTTACCGCATGGTTTTGAAAACCAAAATAGCCATTAATCATTGGGACGGAACGAACGGAACATTACCCGCTATCCTTGATACCGCTCTGGCGGGTTCTGGTTGTCAGATGGAAATTGTTGATAATCAGGATATGACCATATCACTATTATTTTTCGCGGAAAACGGAATTACTAGTGTATCAAAAGAACTGATTGCAGTGATCAAACAGGGCTATTTAACCGTCAAGGCGGCTGGCGTTTATTCTGGCGGAAATATCATAACGCCATCAGTGGGAAATAAACTTTTCGGGTTTGACACAAACAACGATTATCTAGCCGGGTTCGATACCGGAGCATGGGGAGTTAATTTATAATGGCAACAAATGATTTTAAACCGTTCGCAATGCCGCGCTGCCCGCGTTATTATCGGGTTTTTCATCTGGCGTGGCATCATCAGCGCAGATCAACAAAGCATTGCGGCAATCTACTGTAATTGCCAGTATTTTGGCGCAATTTATTGCCAATGCCAGCGGCAATAATGTACTGGATAACGGCGACACGACAACGCTGCTTAACAACCTCATCGCGGCGCTGAATTCGAACGGCGCGGCCAGTTTTTTGCAGAAGGCCAATAACTTTTCTGAAATCAAGGCGGCGGGGGCAGTTGCCCAGGCGGCGGCTCTCACAAACCTTGGCTTAGGCGGGTATGTAGTCGACACCGGAACAGTAAACGCTATTGCCGTGTCGATTCCAGGATTAGCAGCACTAAATCCAGGGTTGCCAATTATTATCGCTGTTGCTCACCCCAATACCGGCCCGGTTACGATCAACGTAAACGGCAGTGGTGCGCTGCCGCTTAGTGGTAATAATGGAACTCTCCAGGGCGGAGAAATCGGTCTTGCTTATGGGCTAATTTTTGTTGCTTTAAACGCCTCATCGTCTGGTTATGATTTGCTTGGACAGTGCACTGGTGGACCAACTCAGGTTGTCGCTGGGACAAAAACTGGACACGCCGTGAATTTTGGGCAGATGAACGCCGCATTGAGCGCATTGCCTGTTCATGGATTTTCCGCATTTACTTCGAGCGGCTCATTTACCTCCCCAATCACTGGGACAATTTACTTATCTGGAACGGCTGGCGGTGGTGGTGGTGGTAGCTCGCAAACCACGGCAGCAGGTGTCGTTTCGAGTGGTGCGAGTGGCGGCGGCGCGGGCCAATGGATACGCAGACAGCCGTATACGGTGACATTAGGACAGGTGATCCCTATCACTATCGGAGTTGGTGGTGCTGGGGGCGCAGCTGGTGGAGCTGGCGGTAACCAGGGTGGCTCTACAATTATCGGATCACTCGTTATTCTGACTGGTGGCGGCGGCGGGTTAATTAATTCGTCTGCTACAACTCCAGCGGTTGCAGCCGGTGTATTGGGGGGAACAGGTTATCCAGGCGGCGAACTTTCATCGACAACCAATCAATATAGCGGCGGTCGTGGCGGCGCAGGCGGAAGCAATCCATTTGGGTCGGGCGGCTTTCCCTCTCCAGGAACGAACGGCGGCGCGACGGGCGGCGGCGTATCTGCGTTACCTAATACAGGATGCGGTGGCGGCGGCGCTGGAGGCTCGTTTGGTTCGGGGGCCGCTACTGGTGCGGCTGGCGGAGCCGGTGGTAGTGGTTATGCTGTGATTGAGTGGTGA